GGCGGCGATGGATTCAGTTGTATTGCGCTTTGCCTGCTCCAGCGCAGACTCAGGCCAAACCCACTTTCCGTAATTTGCCCAGCCCTCCAGCGTGTGCAGCGCCAGTTGCATAGCTTCTCTGCTCATTGCATAGCTCCCTTACTCATTGACCTGACATAAAAATGTATCTCGATAGCTCGATGCAGTTCATGCTCATCAACCCCTGCTTGCTCGCATAGGATGGGAAGATAGGCCACATGCCTTGCTAGTTCTTCCTGCCATTTATCGATCATCGCTTGTGTCTCAATGTCTTTTAATTGTTTCTTACTCATGGCTTACCCTTTGCTTTCTCAATGGCAGCTCTAGCCCTTGCTGATGACTGTTTCATATGGTCTTCCATGTATTCGACCGCGTGGAAACTTGTAACCATTCCCCACAATGCTTCGACTAGCTCATCAATCAATGCTTGTTGTTCTTTGATCTTGTCCGCTGCACTTCTGATCGAGTACGCTGCAACTAGCAAACTTGTCTGCAAGTTCTCAGGGTTTTGTTGATCGATTTTCATTGGGACTCCCGCGAGGGTAAATAGTGCGACCATGTCCTAAATGCCTTGTGCTTTCTCATTGTCTCAAGGCACTCGGTAGAGGGTGGCTTCCAACCATGTTCTCTCCAGACCTGATCGACCGGTCGGAACCATTTATCGGGTTGGATTTGATGATCGATTAGATCGAGCCAGGACGGTACTTGTCTATCTTCCATGTGTGTTGACTCCAGTAAAGGTAAGAAAACGCCTCAAAAGCCCGTTTAAGGGCTTCTGGGGGCATTGTGGTGTGCTATGTCAAGCATCCCCACTGTTTAGCCATAGCTTGCGCTATGCCTTCATAGGTTTTGCTTCTGATTTTCCAACGATTAAAACCTGGGGATAAGTTGTTTTGTCCGCTGTCTGTTTGGTTGCTCCATCGTTTTTTTCCATCGACTATTCTTGGTTCGATAAATTTGGTTGGCTCTAACTTTGGAAGCCCTTTAAGCCAAAGGCATGTGGCTTTGCTTGCATCATGACCAAATTGATAAGGCTTGATAATCTGGTCTGGCTTGCGGATTCTTGAGCTGATGACGCTTATGGGGTTTTCTAATGCAATCTTTTTGATGGGTGCATCCATGAGCATTTTCACAAAATCCAGAGCGTCCTCGGTGAGTTGTGGATCGCGTAGACCTCTTGTCGTCCAGTGCATACCAGAGACTGAAAGATAGGTACAAGGCGGGTGAGCGATGAGCAAGTCCCATCTGTCATCAAGTACATCAATGACATTGCCTTGATAGTGCGGGCCTTCTGTTTCACTTGGTAGGAGATCGCATGACATTGCGTCATGTCCTAGTGAGCGAAAAGCATCACGCACTGTTCCGCTGTATTCGCAAGCTATTAGAACCTTCAAGGTAGTTCCACGGGAGTTATGGTTAAAGCCATTTCGCCTGCGTTTTTGTTTGGCAAGCCTTTGGAGAATCGTTTAGCTTCGATCCATGTGCTGAAAATTGCAAGCCTTCCGTCGCAGTGGCGAAGGCTCTCAATAGAGTAGGTTTTACCCTCTTTAAGAATCCATTGAACGATGAAACCTTGATTCATGTCATACCCCTCAAAGGTTAAAAAAGATTGCGCAGGCAAGAGCAATGCCGAATAGAACGGCTATAGTCCAATCGATTAGGCTTTGCATGATGTTTACTCCTCAAGTGTTGGTTAATTAAGCGGATACGAAGACAAGGTTCTTAAGCGTATCGATAACTTCTGCCATTGCTTCTGCTGGCACTGTCCAAGCTGTAACACCACCGTCGAGGCTAAGGCCAAAGCCTTCATCATGATTGATGATCGTGTCGAGGTAGTAACGGCTAACAAACTGCCCGAACTCTGTGTGTGGATAGCGGCTGTCGTAGAACTCTACGAGAGGCATGATGCCGTTGTGAGTAAGAGCGAAGTTAAGACCGTACTTATCTCCCCAGGACACAACTCTTACGTTGAACTTGTCGGCTTTGAATACGATTGATTTAGTGTTGCTCATTTGTTTGCCCCTATGGTTTAGAAAATATAACTGTGGTGTTTGTTGTGTGCTGCTGAAAAAGATAGTGGCACATAACATATGCTTGGTTATTAGACTTTAGTATGCTAAATGACTAGTTACAGTCTTAGTTAAGAACTTAACACTTATATATATATAGAGTTACATATAGGTATAGGTAGGTAGTTATATATATGGGGTTCCAGATGATCGTTAGGAACTGGAGATAGATGCTTCTATATCAGCCCCTGATATATCGGTTTTTTCGATATATCCATAGGGGTTACAAAGGGATATATCCCGCCCCTTTTCCAGTCATGACATGCCTACTCATCGCTTGAGCAAGGGAAGATCGGGCAGCGATCTGGTCGGATAGCAGCGTTGTTTCCTTCGTTGCTTGGTTGGTTGAATGGGACGGGGGTCTGGGTTTTGAGTGCACTACTTCAGTCCCCGCCCCAAGGAAAATTCAATTCCCATAACTACCATTTATTAACGTTGTTATATGATAGGTACATCGACAATAAGGAGATGTACCGAGATGACTGTGTTAGAGAAGGGAATCGAGATACCAGTGAAGCAGAAGGTAGGGAAGTATCCCTATGGATTGATGCAGATAGGAGATAGTTTCCTAGTACCAGATGGAAGCCTATCGAAGGTATGTAATGCGAGTTATAGGGAATGGAAGAAGACTGGGAAGAAGTTCACAGCGAGGGTTGTAGAAGGTGGTGTAAGGGTGTGGAGGGTTGAGTGAAGCATGAAGATGCTGTGCGATGGATTATGCGGTATGAGGAGGGAGATAAGACCTATCCTTACCTTGCATGGCGTTGGTATCGAGATGAGGGTAAGCGTCGTTCATTGACGGCTGATGAAGAACAGACGGTATTGTGGTTGAAGGAAAATTATGGAATTGAAGCCCGATTGCAGAAACTGCCACTACAGCCAAGAGATTGGTGTAAAAGAAACGTTTGAAGGCAAGGAAGTTGTCCTCATTTGCATAAGGGATGGGATGCTTGCTGAGAAGGTCTGTACTTACTACGAATATGAACCAGGGACTGAATGAACTTTGACCTTAATCATTTCTACAAGTTCTGCAAGGAACTCAAGGTTGAAACCAAAGAGTTAGGGATTCAGCGCTTAGGCAATCGTTTGCTTGGAAGCCAGACCTATGTGATGCAAGAGATTGCCAAGGGGTTGAATGATGACATTCACTTCTTTGTCATTCTCAAAGGTCGTCAGCTTGGGATTACAACGATCTCGCTTGCTTTAGACCTTTACTGGCACTTTAAGCACCCTGGGTTTCAGGGAACGCTTACAACCGATACGGAAGAAAACAGAGACCAATTCAGAACCACGCTTGCCATGTACATGGATGGTTTGCCACCGGAATACAAGATTCCACTGGTGACGCATAACAGAAATCAGATGGTCTTAAAGAATCGATCAAGGCTTTTCTACCAGGTGGCGGGATTAAGGGCTAAGGGTTCGTTAGGGCGAGGCAAAGGCATTACCTATTTGCATGGCACAGAGACTTCTTCTTGGGGTGATGAAGAAGGTTTGGCATCACTGCTAGCGTCGTTGGCTGAAAAGAACCCGAATCGCCTTTACTTGTTTGAATCAACGGCTCGTGGCTTCAACATGTGGCATGACATGTGGACAGTGGCTAAACGGGCAAGAACTCAAAGAGCGATCTTCTGTGGTTGGTGGCGCAATGAACTCTATTCCCTGGAAGCAGACACCAAGGAGTACAAGGTGTACTGGGATGGGAAGCTCAACCCAGAAGAAAAAGAGTGGACGAAAGATATTAAGAAACTCTATGGCATTGAGATCAACTCACGCCAAATGGCTTGGTGGCGATGGAAGATGTATGAAGGCTTAAAAGATGAAGCCTTGATGTATCAGGAGTTTCCTCCGACTGAAGACTATGCCTTTGTGATGACGGGCACATCGTTCTTCTCACACTCTCGTTGCACGGATGCTGCTCGTGCTGCCAAGGAATCATTACCTGACTTCTATCGATTTACCCTTGGTCAATTCTTTGAAGACACAACGCTTATCAAGTCCACAGAAAAACTGGCGACGCTAAAGATTTGGGAAGAACCGATTGACAATGCCTTCTATGTCATTGGTGCTGACCCTGCTTACGGCTCTTCAGACTGGGCTGATCGATTCTGTATCCAGGTCTATCGAGCCTATGCTGACGGGTTAGAGCAAGTGGCTGAGTTTGCAACCAATGAACTCAATACGTATCAATTTGCTTGGGTGATTTGCTATCTGGCTGGTGCTTATCGCAACTCCACACTCAACCTGGAAGTCAATGGGCCAGGTCAGGCTGTCATTAATGAAATGCGTAACCTTAAACGCCAAGCACAGACCTATGATGCTCAAAAGGCTAGAGGCTTAATGGATGTCTTAGGCCATATGTCGCACTATCTCTGGCGGCGTAATGACTCGCTAGGCGGGCTATCGAATTCGATTGGCTACCTCAC